AGATTGGCTGAGTGATGGAGGCATTGAATTAAGTAATATGAATTTAAGTTGTGTAATAGACACTGCAGCTGTGGATAGCTTTTCGATAAAGATGTACTCTAATCTTGCTATTGAAGAAAGGTTCTTTAATGAGTTTGATGAAGAATATCCTGACCCTATATCAACTATGTGTACAGTTGAAATTATACCAATATTTATTAGTGGTGATACTACTATTGAACCTGATAATGTTAACTATGTATCAGCTGGTGTATTTGATACAAGGGTAGATTACCCAACAATTAGTACTACAGCAACACAATTTCCTTTGACTAATGATACATCTACACCTACTATAACTGGTGGTCTTAATGCTTCAATAAACAATAATATATTAAGTTGGGATACTTCTAGTAATCCAGACAACATTGTTAGGTGGGTATTAAGTATAACTCATTTAATTATTGCAGATGCTGGTCCTGCTAATGTAACATTAAACAGTTGGGACGCTAGAATATGGTGTAACTTATACCACCCTAATGGAACATCAGATACAATGACTTTATACCAAAGTTCTATTACTAACCCATTTATAAATTTTACAAACAATATATCACAAACAATATTCTTTGGGGATATTGTAGGAGTAGAGTTATTTGTTTCTGGAAGATTTTGGGACGATAATAATATGTTATCTACACAAAATGACTTACAGTTTTATATGGGTGAAATAGATATGACTCCTTGGATTATATATTCAGATGAAGTATTACCTGACTATCCTGTTCCAGCAACTGAGAACTCAACATACAACAGTGTTGATACTGGGTATCCTGAATATGATGGGGGCGACCCACCTGCATTGATTACACCAGGTAATGGTACAGGGGACATTACACTTGCTGATTTCCCACCACATATACAAGGTATATATGATGGGTTAGATTGGAACGATAATAAGATGGGTATTGATTATTCGTGGTATAATGTATATAACAATAACTATTACTTAATGATTAGTGGTATAACACAGGAACAAGGGACAACACAATTCCCTGGACTATGGATAGATGTTAATGGTACTGAAGTACAAATGGATTTTGCAGGGTCAAATAACTTTGTAGAATATTGTAATATACCTAGTCTAAGTTACATTAGAACTAATGGTGTACCATCACCACAGTTACTACCATTAAGTAATGAACAACCTACAAACTTTATTTTCCCAATACAAGATAACTATAACAGGTTAAGATTTGATGGGCTAAATAATATGGAAGTATTATTGTTAAGAGCAATCAATATAATTTAGGAGGTAATATATGATAGGATATATTTATGATGGAATAGGCTCAACCTTAGAGTTTAAATATATGGTACATATAAGTGATGATAGTACAATAGTATATTCTAATGAACAAGTGGATACAACAATAGAATTAATCTTTGACCAGAATGTAACGATGTTACATTCTCTTCCACTTGCTTATGGTAAGAACTTAACCGAAAGGGACTTGTTAAGGATAGAGCATAAGTGGTTTAATGTATGGGGTATCATCACAAACTTAGAGTATGGTGTAACAAACAACATAATTAAATGTACGTTTTCGTGCAAGGGGGACATCTTACGTAATGAAATGTTTATTGATAAGTTAAAGGTACCTGATACAAAACAATTAATTATGGACCAATTCAATACAGTCTATACACAAGAGCCAATAGATTTAATAATCACTGATGACTTAAGACAGGCTGATAATATTGAAGCACCTGATAAGAACTTAATGATTTGCCAAGTAATTAATGACTGGTATAATCGTGGGTTTAAGAGTGATGCATATGTAAATCTTGATACACAAAGGTTAGAAGTACACGTTGACTCGTATCCAAGTACTATTGCACCTAAGCCTATTAACTTTGATGGGTTGCAAGATTCAAGTTACTTCTTTACCAATACAGGATTCACAGCGTGTCAATGTTACTATCGTACAGATGATAATGCTGATGCTGTGTATGCTGGTAATGTTTATTTGAAATTAGATTTGACTTGGACAACAGATTCAACTGACCCAGATATAGTACAACCTTTAAGGTGGACAACTTATTTGTGGACACGACAAGCTAATGCAGAAACTGTAGCTGATATGAAAGAGAACTCATTCTATGGTGGTTATGCATTACTTAATTATAGAAGTGCAACAAATCATATAGACTTCACAGCTGACTTGAATGATTACATATATAGAGATTATATATTCAATGACTACTTCAATAAACAAAGTAATAAGTATGATTTGTTTATGGCAGTTGGTGATTACTATGTTGTATCTATGCCTGATGGTAGAAAGGTTACAACGTGGATTAGTAAGATAGAAGTAACAAATAATACAGTCAAAATAATATTTGGCAAAGACAAAAGATATGTCTTTGATGTTATAATGGAACGTCTAACTAAAGGCACAGGCAAAATAACATATGGCTTAACAACTAGTGGGCATAGCTCAACAGACCTATTAGCCAGTGGGAGTAACTTTTCTAATGGTATGGTCATAAATTTAGCTAATGAATACACAGGGTATAGTAAATTGTGTCTTTGTTTAACAGACCAATTATCTGTAATAACTTGTGATTTGCCAGGTATAGAAGCTACTGTATTAAGATTTGGGGGAATATATTATACAAGTGGTTCTGGACACTATACACACGCGGCACATCTTAATGTTAATAGTTCTACCCAATTAACTGTTAGTGCATTTGCTCCAGGATTAAGTCATAACGCTAGTGGAAATCACGGTGCTTTTTCAACAGCTAGCTTTAACTGGTGGTTATATGGAGTAGTATAGGAGGGAAAGAAATGAAATTTTATAAAGGTATTGCAGGAAAAAGACAAGGCAAATTAAAAGGTGTTATGTTGCATAACGATGCAGGTTCAGCTAGTGCGACACGTGAGTTCTATGGCTCGTGGCTAAAGACACGTGATGCAACACTAGGCTTTGCACACGCTTATGTAACAAGCACTGGGACTTTGCTATTAGAAGATGAGGCTAATCGTGCGTGGCACTCGGGCTCAAGTGTAGGTAACAATGATTATTATTCAATAGAGATATGTCAAAGTAAAGCAGACAAAAATATATTTATTGCTAATGAGCTACGTGCTATTAAACTTGTGGCTGAAGTGTTGCAACGTAATGGGCTAAAAGCTACTAGTGACACAGTTAAGTTCCATAGAGAGTTCTATGCAACTGAATGTCCACATAGGTCTTGGGAGTTACGTGGTAAGAACTTAGCAAAAGTTAAGGCTTATTATATTGCAGAGATAAATAAATTTATCACACCTACTAAAGCACCAGCTACACCTAAGGTTGGTCGTTATCAAACAACAGACAATTTAAATATACGTACAGGTGCAGGACTAAACTTTAGAGTTAAACTAAACAAAGAAGTTAGTGCTGATGCAAGGACAAAAACAACAAGCAAAAATATTAATGACCCAGCTACATTACGTAAGGGTGTTAATGTTGATGTACTAGAAGTTAAAAAAGTTGGTACTATGTATTGGGGTCGTATCCCTAGTGGTTGGGTATCAATGGACTATTTGAAAGGGGTAAAATAATATGGGCTTTAAAGTAGAAACACAACGTAATCAAAGTATCCTAGCTGAAACTATGGAAGTAGGGGCTTATTGCTTAGGGCTTAATGGTTACGTACAAGGCTTTGCAAATAACTTAGCTATGTCTAGACAAGGTTCTAACTGTTTAGTTGACTCGGGTCTAATGATAGTTGATGGCAAAAAAATATATAACTTACCAGCATTTACTATTGGTTCGGACTCGGCTGATGTTATGTTAGCTGCTGAATCAGGGGCTGTAACAAATATATATAATGTTTGGATACTTGTTGATATGACTAACCCAGGTATTTTGCAGGTAGACTTAGCAAATATAAATGTTAATGGTGGTAACCCATCACCATTCTATACAGATGATATATTTAGTTTCAACCTACAAGGTATGAAGCACGTGTTGATTGGTACACTAGTAAATAATAATGGGGGTGTTGCTAGTGCACAAAGAACACTTCCTATCGCTAACATATCGGATACTGGATACAATAGTGTGGCTGAGTTCTTTGCTTTTATGCAGGGACAATTTAATACATTAAATACTAATTTAACAAATCAAATGAATGCATTAACTAGTTCAACTAATTCAAAAATACAAGACTTAACTAATCAGTGGAATGCATTTAAGACACAGACTGGTGTAGTAACAGTAGCAAACTATAACAATAGAAATGGTGTGTTAGGGACAGCACTAACTAATCTTGCTGCAATAAATAGTAGAACGTTTAGAGAAGAAACTGGTTCTATAACACTAGGTCTAGGTGGGGGTTCAACTAGCTGGCGTAGGTTTGGTAGGGTAGTATACTTTGATTCTTTTAACTTAACAGCTAGAGCCTATGCAGCTAACAGTGATACACACCTATTTACATTCCCTAGTTCACCACAGCCTATTAGACCACAATATCAAGGTATTGTTGCTTATGGTTTAGTAACTGTATCAAATACAGCGGGACAGGCTGGGGTTCGTATGATGGGACTAGGGTTCCAAGTTAATACACAATATCCTAATGGTAGATTATATATACATAACTGGGGTGCAGCATTAGGTAATACAACACAAGTAGTATTCCCAGCAACATTATGGCATTCTGCAGGTATTAGTTTAAATAGTAATCTTGCTATTACAAAACCAGCAAACTTATAGGAGGACTTATGGAAGAGATACTAAGACAATTTATATCAGACATTACAAAATTACAATTCAATATACACCACATACATTTCAATTGTATAGGTGATGAGTTCTTTATCACACACGCACAACTAACAAATGACTTCTATGAAGACTTAGAAGACAGGTTAGATTACTTAGGGGAGTCGGCACGTAAACTTGGCGTGCCACCCCTAGGCAACCTACGTGAAGTAGAAGATACAACTATCATAGCTGATATTGATAGTGCAACATTATATGGAACACAAGAAGTAGTGGACTATATGTTGATGGCTTATAATCAAATAAATATTAATATACTTAATATGCGTGAGCTAAGCGAATACTATATGCAAAGTGAATTGGACTCGTGGTATAGCGACAATATGAATATGGTGTGGAAGCTACAACAAATGGCTATGGTATAAGGTTATAAGGTCAACGAACTTCTTAAAAAAGAAATACAAACTTAAACTTCTTTGAATATTTTTAATTTTTTATTTCGTGTTAGTGTTAACACCTTTTGCTATGTACTTTTTCAAAAGACCCTTGTACACGTAGTAAGTAGACTTCATTTACCTTATGACCATACGGACTAAACGATAAGGGGGATTATTTAGAATGGCTATATTTTGGATATTAAATTTGATTATAATTATATGGGCGTTTTCTAATCACGAAGACTAGTTAATCACCCATACTATATTTTGAGAGGGGAATCATATGATATTTTTTTATAGTTTATTTTTTGCATTAGGAATATTATTTGTTGCAGCTGTAACATTATATATGTTGTGGTGTGTGAATGATTGGGTGGGAAGAGATGATGATTGATTTTATTTTGACACTTCTTGCTACTAGCTTAGGCTGCTTTATGGGGTGTTTAATAGCTAAGCTATTTGATAAGGGGGTGTAACTATGGAAGCTATGTTAAATGGGTTAACAGTAAGTGAGATAACTTTTAAAGTATTATTTATTGCAGGGCTGATATTTATATCACGCAGTACAAAAGAAAACATCGCACGTTTAAATGATAGAATAGATTATTTGACTGATAGAATTTTAGAGCAAAAAAAAGATAGGGACTAGCCGTTTGGCTAATCCCTATTTTTTATTCTCTCTAATGCAAGTTGGTATGTTTCTTCATCTAGCTCACACCCTATGAAATGTCTATTAGTATTTTGGCAGGCAACACCTGTACTACCTGTACCCATAAAGAAATCTAATATTGTATCTCCAGGCTCGGTAACTTTTGTAATTAAGTATTCTAATAAGTCTATTGGCTTTTGGTGAATGTGTAGTGGGTTGTGCACCCTAGCAAATTCTAGTATGTCTGTATCACGCTTACCATTAAGTATCACACGACCTTTAGTTGCATAGATAATGCATTCATACTTAGGTGCAAAAGACCCTTTTAAATCTCCTAAACCGTGATTATTCTTTAACCATATTAAATTGTTCTTAACTTTAAATCCAGCGTCCTGTATCAATTGTATGTGGTCGCCTAACTTATTCCATTTAGTGAAGAAGAACATAGCACTATTATCTTTTAGTACACGATAAGCTAAGTCTAGCGACTCTTTAAGTAGTGGTAAGTTATCTTCACCATCGTTTAGTATACCTTTTCTTTTGATACTTTTGTTATGGTCTGCATCGGCAAGTTCCCATTGCACTTTTGAATTTATACCATAAGGTGGGTCAACTATTATAGCATCAATACTACTAGGTTCTAGTTCTTTCATTACGTTTAAGCAATCATCATTTATTAGTTTCATTTTTATACTCCTCTAGTAATTGTGAATCGGATACTTTAGAATTTAATCTATTGTATACGTGTTCATCATATAGTCCTGTGCGTACTAACATAAAGATTTGACAATACTGTTCTTGTCCTAGTCTTAGTATACGCTTACGACATTGTTCGTAGTTACCCATATTAAATGTTGGGTTATAAAATATAACTGTATCATAGTGTTGTAGGTTAAGCCCCTCACCCACACGCTCCTGGATAGCAATATCATCTTCGGCTAATACTATCTTTTGCAAGTCAGCCTTGAATGTATACACAACTATTACTTTGTGTCCCTGGGACTTAAGACTTGAATATAGATTGTTGAATGCATCTATCTTATATGTATCAATATCTACAACTTCTTTTGTGTCTGGGTGGTAGTACCAGCCATTACATACCTGACGAAGATAGCTGTGTTTTTGCAGAACACTTAATGCTTCATCTTCAAGTACACTTTGTTCTAGCTCATCTATTACTTGACACTTCTCACCATCAACTTCTACTATATTGAAATCGTAATCTTCATATTCGTGTGTATATATAAATGCGTGTTCATTTATCTTATCAAATAAATCTGTATCCTTTTTTAATGATACTGGTATAGGTATTTTCATATCACTGCCCCAGCGTGTTTCAACTAATAAGTCCCTGCAATGGTAATAATCCATTAGGAATTTATTTTTGTTTTGTTGTTTGAACATAGGTATGCCTAGACTGCGAGCCATACCCCACACATCAACATAACCATTAGGTGCCCACGTTCCTGTAAGCCCTAGCACTTTATCAAACTTACTAGCAATAAATTTAACACGCTTAGATATTTTTGTAGTGGGTGATTTAATTTTATGAACTTCATCTACGATAAGCATTGAATACTGTGACCAGTCTTCATCTACTATTTTTGTATTGTATAAGCTGCGTGTAGTTATTGTATTGTAGATGCCAAACTTCTTAGCTTCTTCTTCCCATACTTTATTCTTAACTACATTAGGTGGTGCGAGGATAAGTATCTTCCCGCCATTATCCCCCTCGCAAGATAAGGCGGTAAGAGTTTTCCCAAACCACACCCCATAAACAAAAACATCCTTTTGTTTTCTTTTGCCAGGAACATATTAACTGCATCTTCTTGATAACCTTTTAACATTGTATACCTCCTTTGGATAAAATAAAAGACCTACTATGAATATTATTAGTTAGATTTTTGTAGGTCTTGTTATTAGGTTGTTAGAGCAACCTGTGAATTTTTTTAGAAATGACCCCACCTTGATTGGGGCACCTTTCTTATATTTTATTGTAATATTATTATATCATCTTAGCCATATAATAGCAAGCAAACTGCAAGCTATTAACATAATGACACTTGCTTCACTATACGTTAACAAAATCTATCGTATCCTTTATATACTTTTTGACTTGACTTCTATATCCTGTAGGCATATCCAAATAGATAAGACAGTAGTCAATAGCCTTGATAACATCTTGTTCCTTTGTACCTTTATAGTTACAACGTGCCAAATATTTAATTACGTTACCAAGAATAAAACCCTCATACTGTTCTTGCGTTAACATATCACTTAGTAATTCAATAGTTTCTTTATCGTTTTGTTCATAATGACTACTGTTCATAATGTTGACAACCTGTGCAAGAATTATGCTTCTCTTTCATCTCTATTTTTTTGAACTCCTGCTCATAATAATCTAATAGTTCATTCTCTTTATTGATACGTGTTAGTAACCCCTCTACCTGTGATAGCATATCATCTACCAAATTCTTATGTATAATTATATTGTCTACTAGTTGTTCTTTTGACATTAGTAACTCAATCCTTTCTCTAATTCATATATTTGATTTTGTAATTCTTGTACTTTTGCTTTAATCTTTAAGTCGTTCTCTTCTGCTTCTATTTGTTCTATACCTAATTCTGATAATCCAAATAATATAAAACCTGGACAACTTTCATCAGGACCATAGAAACTTACACTAGTAATATCTATCTCAACATCACCATCACCCATTAGTATACAAAAGTTATCCTTGTCCATTATTTTAACCCCCTAAAAAATTTTTCTATCTGGTCGTTTAAATAACAACCTAGTTCATACATAAATACCATAAACATTATAAATATAAATATAGCAAGTATACCTGCTGGAACTATTAACCATTCCATTAACAATCAATCCAGCTATTGAATACTACTACATTACCTCTTCTATCCTGTAATGTCATTGTATAATGTATAGGTGATATAACTTTTGCAATATCACACGTTGTATCCTTAACTGCAGATAACATTGCATTAGATACTTCACCCTCTGGCATATACATATTTGTGAATATACCTTTGTCATTCTCTCCTGTACTAAAGTATAGATTAGGTGAAACACCTAAGGTCATTCGTTCTACTCTTACACACTCAGCACTATTACATACATTATTTTGTTGTTCTTTATTCCATTCCTTATACGTATTGCTACTACAACCTGTTAACAATAATACTAATCCTATAAATACTAATCCACGCTTCATCATAGTTCAATAGTACTTTTTACAATTCTGTACTGTCCCTCTCTTAATTGTTTTTGTGATATGTTATTACGTATGATAGCTGGGTCAACTTCAAACCAATCAGCTATCTGGTAAACATAACCTGAATAAATTACTTCATCATTATACTTTGTATCTACGATGTCATACATTGTGGTAGGATTTCTTCCCATTACTCTTCCTCCTTATACCAATCTTGAACTAGTTGACCTAGAATAAATTCTATATAACCCTCATTGTGGGGTTCAAAACTATGTGCACAAGCATAAGTTGTTTTCATTATTGAGTTTGAACCAAAATTTAACTTACTACATTTAACACCTTTATCTATTAAATCAACTTCACAATTCTTACACTGATAACAATACTTTTGTTCTTCTTCCTGCTTAGGTACTAAGCTTTCTACAATTGTTGTTAAGTCTGTAACGTTTTGTTCTAAGTCTCGAATCCTTTTTGACATATTATTTATATCACCATTAACTAAATCTCTTAAATCATTAATATATTCTACTAAGATATAATTTCTTTCTTTTTCATTCATTCTCTTAACTCCTTTGCTTTTAAAATCTTCTTCTAGATATTTATATATAAGTATTAGGTTAAATACTATAAGGACTAACCATAATACTATTGTCATAGCCCTAATTCCTTTGCCTTTCGTTTTAGTTTGTCTATTTCTTTTTTGTATTCTTTGCACAGGTTCTGGTTCTTTGTGCATAGTATCAAGTGATGCCACTTATCTATTTCTTTGTGTATACTAAGGAGCTTGCGTTCAAGCTCCACACGTTCGTTAAATGAATCCATTTTCTAAGTACCCCCTGAAGAATCCCTTTAATGTCTTACCATATGTAAATTCAATAAATCCATCAATATCATCTACATATAATAGATACTTGATTACTCCTAAATCTATATCAAGTTCACTTTCTTCCCACATATGAAGTATAATAGCTGTTTGAGTTACTTTAGCCCAGGATAAGTTACAAGTATTACATAACAACATTTCTATTTCGTGCTCCTTATCTTCAACCCTATCCATTATAATATCATCAAGAGCATCATATAAATCCTCTACTTCATTTATTTTTACTTTGCTCCAGTGTAATTCCTCTAACATTCTTTTTGTTAATCCATACATATTAGTTACCTCCTAGTTTTTTATCTATATTTTTTAGTAATGCTTCAATCCTTAATAAGATTAATGTTGTATCATTCATATTAATCATTTCCTTTCTTTGTTATGTATATAATAGCATATCAAGTTTACGTTGTCAACTAAGTCAATGAAAAAAATGCATAAAATTTTTTAAAGCCAACGTGGGCTATCTAACTTCCACGTCGACTTTAATATCTATATCGGGTAACTTAATTGTATTACACATTATATCTTCAATAATAACTTTGTATTCTTCTACTTTATCTTCACGTACATACAATAGAATACTATCGTGTACTGTTCCCACTAGGTAGAAGTCAATCATATATCTAGTATGTCTTGTTAGTGCTTGCAAGCTATTCAATAATATATCACTAGCTAAGCTTTGTACTGTGAAGTTCATAGCTGCACGTTCACAACCTTTTCTATTACTTGCATACTCATAGTTATCTACCTTATATTGTCTACCCATCATTGAGAATACACAATGTTTCTCAGCTAGTTTATTTGCTACATAGCTAGTGTATTGTTGTATCTCAGGATAAATCTTATGGAACTTCTTATGCAACTTATAGCTATCTATTAGCTCTACCTTAACACCATTGTTCAATAAGAATGTATGGAATGTTTGTGGGCTAGTACCATATAGTAATGAGAAGTTTGCTGTCTTACCAATAGTTCTCTGTTCTTTTGTGAAGTCTTTACCATAAAATTCCCTAGCTGTTACACTATGCAAATCTTCTCCTAAAGCAAATGCTTCAAGCATCTTATCAATTTGTGCAAGCTGTGCAACTACACGTAATTCTATCTGTGAATAATCAGCTTCAATTAGTTTGTAACCTTTAGGTGCTGTATATAAACCTTTAAGTTCTCTAGGTATTTGTTGAGCGTTAGGATTACTACAGCTGCATCTACCTGTACGTGTACCTACAACATTAAACTTAGGTTTAAAACTACCTAGTCCCTGCCACTTCAAAAGAAAATCATTTAGTAATTTATTTGCTTTGCGATACTCTAGCAAATCTCTAAGCCATTGTACTTCAGGATAACGCCTAAGCATTTCCATAACACTACCACTACTAGTAGACTTTGCACCTTTACCTGTAAGCTCCTTAATCTCTAAACCTAAGCGCTTTTCAATATGTTCTACTAATTGCTTACTAGAGTTCAAGTTAAGCTGCGAATTGCTATATAATAATTTGTTCTTTAAGCTTGATGCTTTAGCTGAATATGTATTGATAGCTTCTTGCAATGCTTCCTGGTCTAGATAGTAAGGTTGTAAATCATTGTTAAATATATTATATATGTCTGACAAGAAGTAAGCATAGTCCCATTGTATTTGGTTGAAATGTTCTACACAATAATTAACATAGTCTACACCATATATAACATCTTTTTTCATATACTCTTGCATAATGCTTTCAAGTAATAGTAATTGTTCCTTATCATATAGTTCCGGGTGTTTAAATACGTGGAACGTTTCTGCAATAGACTTAGCTCTTTTGCCTTGTGCATTAGTAAAGCCTAATGTTTCTTCATTGTAAGGTTGTATCTTTAAATCACGCTTCAGGATATGCTTAAGTCCTGTTAGCTTATCTGAAGGGTCGTTAAGGTACCCTAGAATTGTACTATCTAATGTTACCTTGTAGTCTGTCCCCCACGCCTTATTAATGAATGAACAATCAAATGCTCCATTGTGTGCAATAATACTTTTTGTTTCACAAAGTTCTTTAATCACTGCATAATCATTTGTATAATAATCATATTCAAAATTATAACAACCTATACCTATGATATGGTCTGTTACTACATCAAGTCCTGTTGTTTCAATATCTATATAAATAAAATTATCTAGCCAATTCATTTAAGAATACCTCTATCTCTTTCATTGTAACATCTACTGGATTATCTTTTGATACATATACTTTACCACCTGCTGATTCAATAGCTGCAATAACCTTTTGTTGTACTAAGCTAAGCTTGCCACCTTTTTCACGCTTCAATTCTATGCCAAAGAAGTGTCCATTGCAACAACCTATGAAGTCAGGTACACCCGGCAATTGAAATGAATTACCAAATACTTTGAAGCTCCATACGTTAGGCTTAAGTGATTTAAGATAAGCCCTAGTAAGTTTAGTTACAACTGCCTCCCTATTATTCGACATAAGCATTAGGCACAAACATAATATAAGCTCTAAGCTGTCCACCACGTTTTAAATAATCTAACTTATAACCTAGTGCTCTTAAACTAGTATAGAATACTTGTTTAGAATAAACACCAATACCTTTTTCTTCACAGTACTTTAGGTACTCCTCAAATAAATCATTTACTTTTGTATTAGGGGTAACTATCCTACCCTGTAAAAATTGTTCTACTGTCCACATATTAACAGTCCTCCTTGTTTTATTATTAATCTATCCATTTTTCTTTGCCCCGCATATCTTCTGGTACAAACTTTACTATGTACTTCGGACCTCCATCTTTATACACCCTGTCTATAATAAATCCTAAGTCCCTTAACTTATTCATAAAGGCTCTTTTACCCTTAGCCTCTTCTCCCCAATTGTTACAATACTTAACATAAGTTTGATATACAAAATCAACTTCTTCTTTGTTACTAACGTTATCTATGTCCTGATAATCTTCGTTAATAAAATCAATTATAGTATCCATTCTACCTGACTGTTCTTTTGTTAAACGCTTGCTTTCACCCTCGTTACTCCAACAGCCCCTAATTAATTTTTCTTTGTATGCTATTAGTGACTGAGTGCCTAGATAATTCATAGCACTAGGTGTTAATATATTATCTAAGTTAAAGTTTGATACTTCCATATCATTAAACCTTTTTTCAAACAGACATATCTTAATTCTTCTAGCCATACCCTGGTCAACTTCCATTGAGGGAAAATTATTAGCTCCAAATATATGTGTAGCCCTAGACTTTAATGTAAAAGGCTGTCCATACTTCTTAGCTACCTCTACTGCATCACCAGATATAATAGTCTTTAACTTATCAATAGCGTATATACTATTACCCCTAGGTGTTTCACCTGATAAGTTAACAAGCTTCCCTTGAAGTCCCGCAAGATTAAAAGGCTTTTGCAAATCAGCGAATCCCCAGCTACTATTTTGTGGTATTAAACAACGTACCATATCCAGGAATGTTGACTTCCCATTACGTGCTGTTGCACCATACAAAAAGAAACATACCTGTTCTTTAAGGTCCCCATACATAGCTGAGCCTATCATCTCAAGTAAGAATAATCTTCTTTGAATGTTATTACAGGTTACATCATCTAAAAATTTATCCACGTGCTTATCATAGCACTCATTGTCAAAAGAAAAATTCAATCTGTCTAAAGAGTATATTGTTGGTACGTGATTATGCAGGTTAAGTTTTCTATCTACAAACCCATTCTTACAATTGATATAGTCTGTATCAAGTTTAGCCTCTCCTAATAAAGCCTTTAATGTATTGTTAATTGCTACCCTTTTAAAATCCTGAATGATACTATATCTATCTATTAACATACGCTTATAAGTATCCTCATCATACATATTAGTTTCATAGTTATACATATATACTGTATCTTCATAGCATAATATCTCAGCTTTATCCTCAATGATTTCTTTTGCTATTGCTATCATAGTATCATCTAATGATTTACCCAGTTCAATTTCAGTGTTATCAAATAATTCTGTCAATAGTTCTTCACGTAGTATAGTACTTGCAAGTTCTTCATCTTCTAATGGCTCATCAAATATATAATCATTAACTAACCTAATAGCCTTTACTACTTCCTCTTTATCATATGCCTTTGAGCTGCTTAGTCTATGAATATGTTTGAACAGCTCATCGTTTCTTCCCCCACTACCTGTATCACCTATACCACCTTTACCTAAAGTCTTCTGTGGTACAAGCCAATCAGGTACCCTATCACAGTCTTTATCAAAAGGCTTAATCAATTCTTTCTCATTACCCCAAGGCAGTACAATATAATTGTTCCCCATTGTTTTTACATCTACATTAAACCCTAGAGCACAGGGACAGTTGGTTCTATTTCTATCACCATTCTCCTGCTTAAAGTAGAAGTGGTGCCCACGTTTAGTCTCTACAATACCACAATTAATATTCTCTTTAATAATCAGGTTATGTAATCTAGTAGACATCTCTTTGTTATCAACATCTATAACTGTCAATGGGAAGTTATTCAGGCTTAACCCTAAGTTATGATTCTCATCATATAGGTACCCCTTACTCTCTAAATCATATAGAGAGTAAAGGTTCCTATTAATCCTAACCTTGTCCTGTAATAATACAAACTTACCACCTAACTGTTGTAGATGCTTTAGGTTATCTAATTCATTCATACTACATACTCATCATTTTACTTGCCTTGATACTTGCAAACCCTTTATCAATAACTACATCACAATGTAACCCCTCAAGATACTCGTATGTATCCGCTAATGATTCTGATGTTGTATCACCTAGTTCCATAGCCACTGCTTTAAATCTATCTACTACACTAGTGTTCTTTGACTCAACAATAAATACCTTTTGTGTTTTGTTGATAGCCTGAAGTTGTGTAGTAACAACAAACATTGGATTCCCTTTCTTACTGCGTGTTAACTCTACATCTAAGATTGTTGCAGGATAAATTCCGTCCTCTAAATTTTTAAATCCTGTACCTTTGCTTGCTTTAAAATCCTTTTCAATTGCTGCTAATTCTGCTTCCGTAAATAATTCCATTGTTATAACCCCATATCTTTCTTTAATTTTGTCTGTGCTTGTTCGAATGTGTACTCAGTTCCTAAGTCATCACTCATATAAAATCTTCTATCAGCTGATGCTTGCACATTAATGCATAGTTGACATCTACTACTAAAGTGAGTGTAATATCTATCTTTAATATTAGGCAAAGATTTTGTTACCTCTTGTTCTACTGCTACACCATACTTGTTCTTTGTCTTAACCTTTTCCACTGTTTCTTCAGCGTGGAACAATAGTAATAGCTTCTTATCTAGGTTGCAAATCTTACGTGCTAGTTGCTCTGAGCCCTTACGCATCAAGTGCCAGGTCTTACCGTGGTCGTTTGCGTCCCCCTCATAATTAATACCTTTCTTGTCTAGCTCGCTTTGTCTAAACAAATTCCATATCTCTGACATCAAATCAATGATAACAAGCTCAAACTTATCATCACTGTATAATTCATCTAGCACTTGCAAAAATTCTTGCAAGCTCTTTACTTCTACTGCAGGACATTGTGTGTGCTTATACTTTCCATCAGTACTTATGATTAAAGTCTTATCTGGATTATGTATACTAGCAGCAAACGTTGTCTTACCTGCAAATGGTTCACCATATATAATTGCCCTGTCTACTTTCGTTGTGTAGTCAACAGCCTTGTTATCAGGTAACATTATTTCTTCCTCCTAATCGTTAAGTGTGGCTCTACATCTTTTGTTTCATATACTTGTTGCAAGTAGTACTCAAATGTACACTCTTCACTAAGCTCACGTGCCCAGTAGTAGTGCAACAAATCATCTAGCACTTCAGGTCTAAGCTTCTTTGTTTGCTTATCCTGTACTAAACGTACAGCCACTTCATCATTCTTAATACTTACAACATTAAAGTATTGCATCTTCGCTTGCAGCTCTTTCTTCGCCTCCCTTATGTTTTGTTTAAGCTCTTGCTCTGTATTCAACAAGTCAGTAATAGTGGTTGCTTCCTTATAGATAATCAATTCATTATCCTGGTACAAGTCCCACTCGTTTAGCTGCCCTGTGTCTGTGTATATCTTTGCTGCTCTTTCAACATCATTCCAGAAGCGCTCCACTTCATCATATACTCTTGATGCTGATTCCCAACCTAACTTTTCACACAATGTGTAAGGTGTATACTCGTGTAGTGTTAGTTTGCTTTCATCAAATGTATAGTCGCCTGTTTCATCGTTATGATATATAGCAAGTGTACCTATATTATAGTTACCTGTTACCATATAAAACATAAGCTGATACAAATAATATGGCTGTACTTCTTTTGAAGTCGAGCACTTAATCTCTAGCAGCCAATTCTTATCCGCTCCATCTACATTACCCCTGATATTATACGCTTTGTCCTCGTATGTTTCAGGTTGATAACGTGTGTTATAAAGTTTGTTTATATTATACCTTATGCTATCCTCCATAGCAACTCCATAGTCTATGTATACATTAGTGTACTGTATGTTTAGCTGTGGTACAACCTTACTCCTTATCATTTGATAGCGTGTCTTAAATCCCTCATCAAATAAAGCAGGGAAGTCAGACCCCCCTATTGTACTTGCTCTGCTTGTTTGCATTTGTGTGCCTCCTTACTTGCTGTTGAATTGTATAAATACTTCTTAAGGTCTCTCCCCTGTGCTTTAAGATAACGCTTATCTGCTGCATTCGTATGCGTATACCTACAACCTACTTTTATTACTGTACAATTGACTGTATCAAGTGCTTCAGCAATTACTTGCTTACCATACTTGCTCATCTTTGTTACCTCACTGTGTGTAAGCAATTCATATTTTTGATAGTCTTTACCAAATAATCTTACGTCCTCATTAAATCTTAAGTATTCCATTAGTTTTCCTCCCATAGTATCTCTAGTGTAGTGTTTATCATCTCAGTATATCCAAGCCAATCATAACGCATCTCCCAAGCATCAGTGATAGTTATATCACCATCCTCCACTAGGTCTGATAGTGCATCAATTAAGCATACTAATGCTGAATGATAGTTACACGTTCTACTGTATTCAAACTCCCCTGTGTTATCATAGTATTTTATAATGAATGCTCTATCCTCCTCATTATTATAATCATACTGTCTTTGTATTGTTGTATACATATTACATTACCTCCCCATTAAGTATAAAGAATACCTCTTTAGGTGTTCCATTATCATCTGCATACATCTTGATTCCCATTGACACTGCCTCAATAGCACTTGTTTGTTGTTTCATTGCATCAATTAGCTGCCCAAGTAACTCCTGTGTGTCTGTGTCTTGCGTTCTGTTATAGTCCACGTTCATAAATACCTCTGTGATAACACCTCCAGCTGCATCGTATGTATACATTCCATCCATTGTATCACTCCACATTAAGTCAAGCATCTCAGTTAACTGTGTACAATAATTAGTAGTACACGCTTTAGTTTCTACACGTGCTTGCCATTGCTCCATAGCTGTTTGTTGTGTTGCTCCACAACCTGTTAGTGCTAGACTTGCAACTACTGCAAGTCCTCCTGCTATTAATTTATTCATTAGATAATACCTCCTATTTGCATTATGTAATTCTCCACATTTAATCCTGCTGTATACCATATAAAATTTGTGAACGTTGCATAGTCCACCTCATACAATAAATAATCTAGTGAGTCCACATCTTCATCTATGTAGTATTGTTGTATAAACTCACGTTTCCTGCTCGGAGTAGACTTCCACAATATATTGAACGCTTCATCAGTGTATCCAAACGTTTCCATTAATTGTACTGCTGCCTCCAGGTCGTTGCCTTCGTTGGCAACCTCCCAGAAGTCCCCCTCGCTTACGCCCATTGATATATACTTGTTGAACATTGACTCGTACTTAGCTCTCATTATAAGTACACTCCATTCATAATGTATTGTACTAAATCAGGCTCATTGTATTCTGTATGTACATACGCCTCAAGACAACCTTGCTCTGTAATAAAGTCTAACATTCTATCACAACTATTCAAGCTTCCCTCTAGATACTTGAGATGCTCCACAACATAGCCCTCCAAGTCTGTTGTACTATACTCCTCTGTAATATACGACTCAATATATGAGCGTGTATCAGAGTCTGTTCCATATTGCAAAATCATTACTACTTCATCAAGTGATAGGTACTCCTTGTCTCTATAATCAGGACACAGCATATCTCTAAGCTGCTCGTGATTATACAGCCCACTGTCCAATAGGTACTGCACTAAATCATTACAGGCTTTAGGCAAGTAAGCAAACTTTTGCACCATTGCATTTGTCCACTCAATGTCTCTGTGATGCTCCCAAGCATCAGATGAAGTAATGCTGGCTGTGTCCACTAGGTTCTCTAGGTTCACCTGATTCCAATAGATAGCCTCAAAGCTGTCCATTGTCCCAATAGTAACATTATCATTCAGCCTAGTAACCTTGTACTCACTAACGTTAATGTCCTCTACATAATAATATCGTTTCATAATATCTCCTTTGTGCTGCGTGTCCTATGGATTCACGACTTAGGCACTGATACATAGTATCACAACACAGGACAGTTGACTGTCCTGTCTAATCATACTATCTACTACTCAAGTATATCAAAATAATATGCTATTGTATAAGCTAGCTCGCTGTATACCCATAGCTGTTGCTCATCTTCACGAGTCAGCTCACCACGTTGCTGCATCACAATAACACGTGTAGACAAGTCTAACAGTCGCTCCTCCCACTTGCAAGATATACCTGTCAAGTCAGCTCTATCACTTGCTCGCATATTCTTAAGCACTTCATTATACAGCTGCTGTCCCTCGATACTTGCTGCCTTAACACGCAGGCTGCGTACAATATCTAGATATAACATTACACTACACCTCCTGACTTAACTTTGTATAGAACCTGCTCAATGTCTCCATAGCCTTCTATGAAGTCCACTTGTTGCTGAGTAGACATTGACACAATGTCGTTCTGCCCACTGGCTAGCTCATAGGCAGCCCACATAATAGCCTCCCTACTACAAGCACTACAGTTATTATAGTGCTCCTCACCTGTACAAGTATCACATTCAAAGTATACTTCAGTGATACATTTAATGTCGTTGTTTCTCATAATATCTCCTTGAGCTGCTTGCCTAGTAGGTTCAAGTCTTACGCTCTATGCTGTTTGCATCACAAATACATAGCTCGCGGCTATGCATTAATCATACAAATAACACAGGCAAGTTTATACGTTGCCTCTATGTCTTCTGAGTATAGCTCCATATAGTCATACAGGCTTCGCTCCTGTATGTTGTTATACTTGCAGTGTAACTCCCACACTGTATTCTCCATAGCAAATACAGCCTCGTGCTGTGTATAGCTCGCCCACGTGTCCATAACCTCCACACGATGCTCGTGTGTGCATTCATTGAATAGGCTGTTAACTGCCTCTCTAGTAATTACTAACATACTACTGCCTCCCCATTAGGTAATACTGCATCTACACTTCCAGCTAAGTCCTCATCATAGTTAATGTACTCCATACACCAATCTGACACCGCTTCATCAGTCCATTGTGTGTTAGTCGCTAGGTATTCCCTACTAGACTGTACAGCTGCTGTCTCCATAATGTTAACGTGTGGCTCTACTGTTTTGCTCGCTTGTAAGTTTGTAGTGCATACAAACGCAGCTGCTCCTATACATAATGCCGCACTAATTTTTGTTACTTTATTCATAATCTATCTCCTTGTCAGCGTGCTCGCTTGAGTTCACGACTTACGACTGATACATATAGTATCACAAGTGAACACTCACCTTTTGTCAGTGTCCACTAATCATACTATTTGCTCACTATACAATAAGCTATGAGTGTTGCGAGCTTTTGATACTCTTGATGCGTTAACGAGAATTGTGTGTCCTCTATGTAGTCCACAAACTCCTGTGCTTGCTTCTCATAGTCATAACCTAGTATCTCAGCCAATCCTATACAAGTGTAATACCACGCTCCATAGTTTTCAAGCTCCTGCTCGCAAGTCCAGTAGTCGTACTGCTCTGCCATTAAGTCCTCGGCTAAGTACATAAGAGTCGAGTTGTACTTCTTTAAGTCCACAAGAGCCTTGCTTATTCTATCTGTTGTAATGTTCATTTTCATATTATACCTCCGTTTTAAGTCCATAAGACTGATAAGATACCTTTTGTATCACAAATACACACAACAAGAGTTATGCGTATTAATCATACAAAAGAAAAAGGCTTACTTAAGTAAAGCCTCTGCCTCTTCTCTTGACATACCGCCTGCAACAAGCACCTCTACTGCGCTTGCACGTTTAGCCGCCTTGTTCATAGCCTCACACTCACGCTCACTTAATATATAATTAGCGTTATTCATCAAGTCCTGACATTCGTTGTGCTTGCTTTCGTATTTATCTACTATTTTTGCTCTCATAGCCTCAATCTCTGCCTCCATTTTAGCGTGTAAATTATCGCGCTCCTCGTTAGCTTTTGAAACTATGCTCATTAGTTGAGCATCACTTAAGCGAGCAAGCTCCTCGCTTGACATATTACGCTTAACTGACGTGTTACGTCTAGACTTAGCCGCCTTATTTTTTGGACGTGTTGACTCATCTGTAATGTCCTCCCATACTGGTTGTGAACTATGCTTACGCTGTATTTGTGGGTATTGCTCTATGTATTTACTAGATACCGCACCTCCATATTCACTCGCATCCTGGCGTACTGTCCATACTCCGCGCTCAATCATAGCCTCTACGTTAAGGCTAAACTCAACATTAGATGCATCTAAATACGCCTCCTGAAACTTGATACTTTTACGGCTAAATGCTTGTTGTGTGTTCACGCCGTTCATCTCTAATAATTCTGTGTAATTTTTTGACATAATAATGTCCTCCTATATTTTATTTGTGCTAATTGCACTATACTATCACTTATACAAAATAAGGTATTAGTGATAGTATACTACAATTAGTATGTATACCTCTCGCCGCCGTACGGTTACCTGGCTTACGCCTACAATAATAGTCCTATACGTTCTGACTTAAATATACTCCACGTTTTTACATAACGAGCCGTTGTTCTTTTCGACAAAGTGACATCTCATTCAACCGTACGTTTTTTAAGTGTTCAAACTATACTACAAAAGTATAGCTTATACGGATACACTTATTCTATTGTCAAAGAACTTGTTTATTGTGTAGCCCTCCCCTTGCTACACCTATATTATATCACGTTAATGAAGTAAATGTAAAGTTAAGTTTGTGTTAGTTTTGTTAAGGTTTTGTTAATATTTAAACCCTATATTTTAACACGGAGTTAACCTATCATTTACATGTGTTATTTGATAGCCTTGCTTGACTACACCTTTATTTTATCATTCTTATTGACTTGATTCAACAATGTACATAAGTTGAACATAAGTGGTATATTGAGGTCTACGTACTACGTGTACACGTGCAAAAATCAAAAACTATATAGTAAAGTGTTAACACGAACACGACCTGTTAAGCATATATATATATAGAAAATTTTTATAAAAAATTCTACGTATTTACGTAAATCGTTAACCTCATTTACTAACCGTTTTTTAACATTATATTAACGCGTTATTAACGCGGTCTTAACCGTCCTTTAACAAAACTTTTTTTACGCCGTGTGAATTTTTTGGGATGGGGGTAGTTGTGTCCGAAATCCGCATCAGTGCTCCACAGAAAAATCTAGAGTTTGAAATCCAATTTAAGCGGGGAAAATTATGGGGGCTCCCTACCTATCCCCCAATTCCATTTTAAGCGTGGCGACCCCTTAAAACGCAATTATGGGCAAATGCTGATAGCTTGATAATCATTACCTTATCTTGTATAATAAAATAAAGGAGGAATAATATATGAACACACTAGAATTATTGTATATAAGATATATCCAGGGATTGGAGGAAGAGGTCATTCGCTTGCTAGAGTTGCAGATGTCACCCATACAAATCTCAAGAGAACTTGGAATACCGACTCAGCAGTTCAATAAATTGTATGAGCACGAGGAGTTTATTGACCTTCTAACCCAAGCACTGCCAGGTCGTAAAGCGAATATACAGGACACACTGCAGGCATACGATGTGCGACCTAATCCACAGAACATTATCCTAAAGCTTATTGATAAACTATACGAAGAAAAAACAACAGCCGGAGATATGATTAAGATACTAAAAATCTTGTATCCTACTTTTGATAATGAGCGTACTATTGCAGAGATTAAAGTTACAACTCAAGATGAGATGAAGAAACAAGACGTATCTGATGCATTGATTGAACTTGTATTAAACACACTAAACAATGAGAGCGAGTAAAACACAGCTAGCCCTACTCAATATCCACAAGCAACCCCAACCCTTAATAGCTATTGTCGGGGCGATACGTAATGGTAAGACACTGTTTGCTGGTATGTTTGGATTTTGTGAGTTGATTATTCATCAGATGAAACACTCACAGGGTATGGTGAACTATAATAGATTCGCTGTACTGAGCCAGACTAGTGTTGACACACTGTACAAGAATGTCTTGTCAAATATGATTGTGTACCTTAAGATGAGGGGCTTCAGCATAGATAAGCACCCTAAGATACATACGTATACTTGCACTAGAGATGATATGGCATTTACACTTGAGGGATTCTCCAGCACGAATACGCACGCGTACAAGTCTTTTAGGGGTTCAACATTTCGAAGTGTATTTATTGATGAGGCACCATTGCTTGACCACGCTACGATACAGGAAGCACAAGCACGTACCCTATCATTCCCTGATGCTAAACTTGTGATGACAGGGAATCCTGAGGGAACAAAGAATCATTGGTTCTATCGTAACTACTTAGCCAATAACCCACAGGTGCACTATAGACACTTCACTGTATTTGACAATCCTACTATCACGCAGGAGACTGTTGATAAGTTTAGGGCGACTATGACTGAAGCAGAGTTCAATCGTAAGATACTTGGACTTTGGGTTGGGAATGATAACCAGTGCTATAGCAATATGTTGAAGCATACCACGACTGTCCCCCAATACTTTGAATGTATTACTTTTGGAATGGACTATGGTGAAGATGATGCGACAACTGTTATTTGTTTAGGCTACTCACAATACCATGACCAATACTTTATACTTGACCAGTGGTACCATAAGAATGGACAGGACAATGGGAAGTATACCTTGATTGAATATAAGAAGCAAATTAGCCAGTGGGTCAATGCCCTAGTCCATCAGTATGAAGCGAAGCGTTATGAGATGTATATAGACCCACAGCCTATGACAACCTATACTTACTTTTGTTCAGATGATGAAATTGACCGAGTGGTTAATATACGTAAAGTTAACAAACGTAAGTTAGAGTCTGTTCATAAAGACCAGATAACAGCTAGGGTATTGATTGTTAATGCAATGCTAGGACTTGATAAACTATTGTGCGTGCAACCAGAGCTACCTATTTATGGAGCACTTGATGGCGCTGTGTATAAGAATGGTTCAAGGTTAGATGATGGGACAAGTGATATTGATTCACTTGATGCATTAGAGTATGCACTATATCCAGACTTTGATAGTATAATTAATTCAATGGATATGTTATAATATAAACAAAGGAGTGATAAGATGCAGTTAACACAAGATGAAATATTGGGAGCAATACAGAATACAAATGCACGCTCAGATATTTTTGCTAATAAAAGAACAGAGCGTACAGCTCTTACATTATTTAAATCTATGTATAATCTTGGGACACTACGCCACGGCTATGTGGTAGGGAATAATGAATACAATGAATTTGTATCAGCTACTCTTAACTTGCCTAAGACTATAACTAAGATTTGGTTGTATAGACAAATAGGTGAAGCACCTATAATAACTTATCAGGACAAACCATTAGATATGGATTTGATTCCTTATCAAGAAGTAGTTGCACAAGGACTTGCCTATGGTAAGTTGATTGTAATACCTTATATGGATATGTTGGAACAAGTTCATTTAGACATTAGGACTGTTGATGAAGTACAAGAGTTGAATGAACGTTCAGGAAGAATTATGTTTCTAAAGTATGCACATGGAGAAGATTTGATAACATATACTTATAACCCTGAAACTAAGTCATATACAATGACAGAAGAAGAAGAAGATGGTAAAATAATGGTAGTGGATAACATACAACCTGAACCATTTATTATATCTCTAAGAAGTATTGATTCTAGATTTTCTAGACCTGTGTGGAGTGATGGTTACCATCTTATTGAAGATTGTAATAAGACCTACCACGAGATGATGAATGCTCAAGAATTACTAAGACCTGTTGTAGGTATTCCACAAAGACTTATTGATTCTGGTTCACGTAGAGGTGAAGAGTACCCACATAGTTTAAGTGCTATGTCACGTATCTTTACTGTAATACCTGGACTAAGTGATACATTAGATTGGAATTATTTTGGGGGTAACTTTAATCCACAACCATATATAACTACACTTAATATGCAGCTAGCTAACCTTGGACAATTAGTTGGACTTGGTAAGCAATACTTGAAGTATGAAAGCAAAGCACCTGAACGTAGGACAGCAGCTGAAGTTGAGTATAGTATGAATGATGTATTCATCTTCCATAAGTTTCTATCTAAACAAGTTAGGGATTGGATACGCTTAGTAACTATTCAAGTGTATAAAGCGTATGGGCAAGACTTAAATGTACAGGAACTTGAAGTTGAAATGCAAGATGCTATTGGTGTAGATATGAATGAAGAATCACGTAAGTTAGAATTTGATTTGAAGCAAGGTGTTATTGACACTGAGTTCTATTTAAAAGAAAGATATTCAAGAAGTGTTTGGGATAGACTTAACTTTAATATACAAGCTATGCCAGAAACTAAGATGGCTATTTGGGAAGAAATGGGCAAAGCACCATCGATGAATAGAGGAACAGAGTAATGAAGTTAAAGATTAATAAGCGTAACATACCTATTGAATTTGTATCTAATGAAGTAATGGCTGATAGATATGGAGATGATGAGTTAGAATTTTGTGGTCTATATGATGGACTTACAGGAACTATCTATATCAATGAGTGCTTAGGTAAAAGTTTAGTGAAGGATACTTTGGTACACGAAGCAGTGCACGCATTGATTCATCACAAGTACAACTTTACTAGAACAACTAATATTAAACCTAAGTATGAAGAAGAGTATGTGGCTGATTTGATTACAGCCTGCGTAGATGATATTGTATCTATTGAAAAACAAGTTAATGATTTGGTGAGTAAACACCTATAAAATCACGCCGCTAACGTTCGGTTCGCTACCTTAGCACCAGGCACGAGTGTAAAGAAATTCGTGCCTACAAATATGTTAAGCTCTGCTTAGCACCAAAAATAAATATATAGGAGGTAATAACTTAATGGCAGATTTTATTAAACAAATTAATGAAGAGGTTGTTGAAGAAACTATTCAAGAAGAAGTAGTTGCACAAGAACCTGAAGTTAAAGAGGAGGTTGTCCAAGTATCTAATCAACAGATGGAGGAGGAAATTTCTAAAGGAATTTTGTCAAGACTAGGAGAGGCAATGGGTTTTACAAAACCTGAACCAGTACAAGAAGCTGAAGTTGAAAAAGCACACGAACCTAATCTAATGGACGAAATCAAAAGTTTAAGAGAAGAGTTGCAAGAACTTAAAGGTGAGAAGCACACAATGAATGTTGATGACAAGTATAAGAATTTTGTACTACACGAATGTAGAGAACAAAATAAAAGTGTTGAACAATATCTTGAAGAGCACCCACACTTTAAAAAATCTCATACACATACTGTTGTAAGAGATGTACCACAAGAAACAAGTAAACCAGCAGGTACTTACTTGGATAAAAAACAAGAGAATATTTACAATGCTTTTAGAGCAGCTGGAATATTTAAAAATTAAAAGGAGATGTAAAATATGGCAGATTTAAATATTGTCCCACGTTATGATGGGAATAGATATATGGAAGGCTTTACGCTAGGTCAAGGTTTTGTCTTAGGGTTAGCTCACTTATCTTGGTTAATGCCAGGAGAAACTTATACACCATACCAACTATCAAATGCAGGTAGAGTGTACTTACCAATTATGAATAACTTTACACCAGGAACAGTTACAGATATTTGTACTGCACCAGACCCAGCTAAAGCTGATGGTGAATGGGTTCAAATGCAATTAGACAAACAAGCATCAGGAATCTTTGATGGGTGTTTCACAGTTAATGGAATTGCAGAATTAAATTGGCAAATGTTAATGAACAACGCTACATTTAGAACAATGGCTATTAAACAATACCAACAATATATTATGGACGAAGTTATTGCAGAGGGAACAGCTGTTACTTCTACTTATGACTTAACTAAGCCTTGGGAATTAATTAATGATATGGCACAACAATTCTTTGCTTCAACTGGATACGAACCAACTTATGCTTTAGTATCACCAGCTATGATGACAAAGTTAATTGCTGAAAAATTAGTGTTCCCAGCAGTAGATGCTAATGGTGAATATACTACTGGTAGAGTTACAACTACTATTGGTATTACATTAATTAGAACATTATTACCAGCAGGTACAGATATTATTATGGGTGTTCCACGTTCAATTAATATTGTTACTGCATCAAACAAAGCACAAGCTACACCATTAATTTCAAGTGGAGTTAATATCTTAGGTGGAGCAGTAGACCAAGGAACTTTAGACCAAGGTGGAGACATTAGATTTGATTCAGGATTTGTTTCAATGTTAGATGTTGACCCTAAAAATAATGGACTTAAAGCTAACACTTATGTATTCTATCCATTCGGAGTTTACGTACAACCTGAGTTAGTCTTAATGTATCAAGAGACAGTTACACCCTAAGTCGCCCTTTACCATAGGTTCATCTAGTGTGGGTAGTAGCGATGAAATTATGTAGGGCGAATTAGATGCACACAATTAAAAAGAGAGGAGTGTATATATGTCGATTACAGATTTAAAAAATGCGTTTGCTGCAGGGCAAACAACAAACCAAAATAACTTTGAAAGTTTAATAGAAGCTAATAATCAAGAGTACTTGATGAATGGTTTACCAACAATTTTCAATGCACCACTTCCAAAGAATACTGCCACAACAACTTGGACAGGAACTGACCAAACACAAGTTGCAGTATTTAGATGTGGGAATATTTTAACAATTGTTATTGAAGCTTTTTTATCAGAAACAACTGGTTCTGGTGATGACTTCTTTATTGATACAACGCAGCCTTGGATTACCACAACACAAATTCCTGAGTTAGCAGACTATCAAGGAGATGCATTAACTTGTACTTTATGTAGAACAGTTGACCCAGGTGCTAGTAGTCTATCAGGATTACAAGTAGGTTATGGACAAGATTATTTTGTTACTATTGATAGTACAGGAATTAAGTTCACACAAATCAATAACGCTTGGGGTGGGTGGTTACAAGGAAATACAGGTATAGGGGGAACTATTAGATTAGTATTACCTATTGATTCTAGTTCAGTTACACCTATTCCTTTAACACCATTTGAAGATACTAAGGTTCCAACATCAAGTAACTTTAATGATTTAGTAGATGTTATATCAAATTCAGTCGGTGATGAGGGAGAATATGTTATTGCAGGAATTACTGATGCAATAGATATTAGTGGAAATATTGTTCCAGTAACTTTGAATAATACTGACTGTTCTATTAAGTGGGTTAAGTCTCAAGATAGTATTGCAGTTTGGTTAACAGGTCAAATGTCTATTACAAGAAATGATGATGGGACAGCTGCTGGTGGAGAGGGAATGAGAATTAAGCTTGGTACATCAGATGATATGCCTTGGCTATTAGATTTGTCAACTCATATTAATGGGAGCCACGTTACAACATTCTATCCTTTATACTTTGAATCAGGGGGGCACACTATTACAGCTAGTATGGATGGGTGTGTTGCTTATATTAGTGGTAATGGTGTTGAGATAGTATGTAGTGATACAGTAACTATTGACCCAGTTAATTATGAGGGATATAGCTTCTTCACAATACTTCCTTTGATTCAACATACACCATAAGGGTTAGATGTAAATCTAAAAGCAGCTATTGCTAATGACCCAACTAATTATTTGACTGGTGCTAATATGTCAACACTTATTGATAAGAGTGATAAGACTATTAGTGAAGTACAAAGCTGGGTTATTGATGCATTACCTAATACTCAATTAAAAATGATTAAGTCAGGTAATACTTATAACTTCTGGTTATTAGGAACAATACTAAGTTCTAACTTAATGTACCCTAGTCAAACTATACCATTGATAAGTGCTAGTGATTTACCAGCCCTAGCTAATTATCAAGGGGACCCTTTATATAAACAATTACAAATTCAAAATCCAACTACTAGTGATATTGGTTTATTACAAATTAATATCGATAGTACAGGTATTAGTGTTACTACACCAGGCTATACAGTAGACCCAGGTGAAGTATTTACAGCTAATGGTTTATTTGGACTATTGCTAGAAACAGAGGACATCTAATATGAATACAAAAATGAGGGACCATAAAGAAAGATTTATGACAGGGGATATTATAACTCAAGATAAAATGCACGAGTTATTAGAAGACACACATAATCGTGTGTCTGACTTTAAAGAAGTTAGGGTAAGATTGTATGATGCAAGATGGGAAAAGATGGTCGGTCCTGGTCAACTGGCTTTCCCTCCTGCAATAGAATATGACCCAATGTATTACCAACAATATTATATTGATATTGTTATTGGTAGAATTAGAACAGGTTCAACATATAGCTATTGGATTACAACTGAGGGAAGTAGATTATATGAAGAGGCATCAGGGTTTACAAACTATAAATATAGTTTTGCCTTTGGACAAGATTCTAAAGAAAGACTATTAGTTAGTGCAAGTGAATTTCCTGAGTTAGATTATTATAAGGGAGCACCACTAAGTAGTGCTGGTTCTATAAAAGTTGAAACAAAAAAATTCCCAAGCCTTGAAATTGGTGCATCAGATGTGGAGTTAGGGCAATTTAGCTTTAGCCAGAATGGAATCTACTTCAGACCATATGGTAGTGGGTTTACTACATTAGAAAACACAGTACCAGCACCAGCTGACCAATGGCAAGCTAGTGCATATATGACTGATGCAACAGTATTAATACTTGGAGAGTTAGAGGAATAGCTTATGACTGAATATGATAACTTAAAACTTTTGATAGATAAGATAGAAAAGGAACAAGAGGAGTTAGGCTATAAGCTAACAAGACTTGAACTAAGGATACATCGTGAAGAAGTGTATCCTAAAATGTCAGAGTTACAGTTTAATTTAATCACAGCACAATATGGAGCAATGAATACTTATCATAATATTTTGACTATGCGACTTAATGATTTAGATGAACAACTATATGATTTAACTTTGCAAGAAGAAGTGTTTGATAAAGATGTTGCTTAATGGAGGAGAGTGTTGAGATGTTATATAAAGTAAGGTGTAGGGTTGCAATGCATTTCTATGAGAATGCTGCTAACCCAAGGGCAATCAAAAGAATAGATTATAGAAAAGATGATGAGATTATCGTACACGAGTGTTACCTTGATAGGTTAAGACCTTATGTAGATATTCTTGAAGAGGTTGAATAGTGGTAGACTATACTACTTTGTTTAGTGATGCAGAGTACGAAGCATATATTGGTACTTTGCCTCCTACACCAACCCAAATGTATTTTGATATAGTCTGGTTCTACTTAAGAAGAATTTGTCCTTGACTGACAGCCGATAGTCTAACGGGTTTAGACACAGAACAATTATCTATACTATCAAATTTAATCAAGATGCAAATGGATTATTATATTAGAAACGTGAATAATATTGAGGGAGCAACAATTCTAAGTAACTTTTCTATTGGAGATTATATGGAGGGGTACACAGTACAAAAGAATCAAAATGTATATTATCTTGGTACAGTACCTGATATGCTTATGTATATCTTTCCACATTGTTCTATATGGGTTAAGTGCAAAAAGAGAGAATGTTTTCCTTGGAGATGGTATGATATAGATGAGGGTGGTTGCTAATGATTCGACCAGATTTATTGGTAAGCACCATCACTATAATCAACCAGAATACAAAAGAAGAAATGACTTTTCCGAAAGTTAGGGTAAGAAAAAATACTACTTATAGTGGTACTTCCTATGGACAAGATGTTAGTAGTTCCTATCAAGTATGGGCTTGTGCTGTTAACACTCCTAACTTCAAAGAGTTATTGAATTGGTTTATTGTGGGTGCCAACATTCAATTCGTAGATGAGTATGGAATATTACGTTCAACACGAGTTAATAGTGTTGAAACACCTATCAAGAAAACAATCCACCACCTGAAAGGAGTAACTATCTAATGAACACACTATATGAAGTATTAGAAAGAATAGAAAGTTTGGTAGAACCACATCTACCTATAACAACAAATACATTCTTATTGCCAACTAATGTTAATGTAGACCAACAGTTCTGTGTAGTTACTTTTTCCTTAGTGGACGTAACAAATCAATCCCTATGTGATGGTAGGGTTTGTAATTATCAAATCATTATCTATATTGTAGATAGTGAGAATGCTAATAGGAAAGGTTTATTTGCTAATGCCGAGTTAGTTAAAGCCTTACTAAAAGAAGTTATACTATTAGATATATCAGAAACAGGCTTATTCCTTAATAATAAGGAAGCTCTTCAATTAAGGGGAACTTTACAGATAGGGGTGGTATAGTATGGCTGATATGTTTTCACAGGTAAGACAAGCAGTATCTTTAATTAAACTAGATTTTATGAAAGGTAACATAGACCTATTTCAAAAAATAGGTGATGAGATGTTTCAAGATGATAGGAACCATTGTTTTACACCACATATGACTGGTAGACTATATAGAAGTAGTGAACCTAAAGTATCTAAAGGGCAAGTATTACGTATATGGAATACACCTTATATGACACAACAACTATTAGATAAAGGTGGGCGAGGAAAGTTTCCATCGGGAACACCCAACTGGGTAGCTGCACAGTCTAGAATGTTAAACCTTAATTATATTGATGTACTAAAACAAGGGTATGGACAAACAATTGAAGATAAATGTATTAGGATAAGAAATACAAAGGGTATTATAAATTTTAAAATTTAAAAGGAGATGAAGATATGGGATTTAATGATGGAGATGTAATGACAGGAGCAAATGTTATTATATTTGAAATGCAAATCGAGGGGCAATGGTTACGCTGGTGTCCAAACAGTTTAAATGAAAACTTAAACTTAGCAATCTCTACTTGGAGAACGTTATGTGATAATGTTAATAACAATGCTATCACAGGAGCTGACCCTGACTGGGGTGGGGATATTATTGTTCCTTACAATAGTTCAGTGGCATCATTCTTAAGAAAGAGATTTGATTATGGGTATTTACAAAATATTCCAATTAGAATTACAAACTTACTATTGAATGAACGTTTACAATTTATGGGAATGATTAGTGCTTTATCACAAACGTATACAGCAGCTGATATGGTTACAGCATCATTCACAGTTAAGGTAGGTTCAGGTTCAGTAGTAACAACTGAATATGAAGATGGTACTTTTGAAAATATTAATTTTGTTATGATGGATACTTCAAACAACTTAGTACCAAATACAAAAGTAACATTAGTTAATTCGGATACAGGTTTAGTTGTAAGTGCAACTTCTAAAGTAGATGGAACAGGATTACTTGGTTTAGTTCCTATTGGGGATTATTCATTATCATTTGATAACTTCCCACTAGGGCTAACACCACCAACTGATTTAACTTTAACAGTTACAGCTGGTATGGCTTTACCTGTTGTATGGACATTCACAGTTGGAGCACCAGAGCAACCAACAATTGATATTGATGTAACTAAGTCTTGGACAGACCCACAACCAACTAATAGTGTTGTAACAGTTAACTTACTAGATGCTGAATTAAATATTGTAAACTCTATTGATTTAGATGATACAGGATTTGGAACATTCACTTCAGTACCATCAATGGAAGCAGATGGGGTAACACCAATTGTTTACACTATCACTGAAACATTAGATGATGGAGCAGGAAATGACTTAACACCAGACTGGGATATGGTTGTAACAGGTGACCAAGTAGTAGGATTTACTATTACTAATTCACTTGTCACTACACCCTAGTTCGCCCTACACGATAGGGCTAAGCAGCATAGGTAGTACAGATGTAATTATGTAGAGCTAAGGGCTGGGCATTAAGCCTAGTCCTTTTATTAATATAAATAGAAAGATACGAGGATATAAAGTATGGCAACAAGAATTGATTTAACACAACCAAAATATTTAATTGAAATGGACTTTGATATTTCAGCTGATGAAGTATTTGAAGCAAGATTAACTATTCAGGATTTAATTGATTTATCTACAGGAGAACAACCAGCTAATGATGCAGAAGCTATGTTAAGAATTAGGGAGTTCTTAAAAGCACCTGAACATATTAGTGATGATTTATTAATTAGAATGATGGAATATATCAATAAAGAAATCGAGGAAATTGATTTCACAAATCCCAGTACATTTAGAGTATAAGCCTAGCTTGTACTTGCCCTATATGGATTGGTCAACCTATAATATTATTGATGACAAAGAAAGAGATTTGTCTTACAAAAATATTATGGAAGTTAACTACCATATAGCTGAGGGAAGAATACCTTTACGTTTGCTTAATGCAGAAAGTGTAGAAGAGTTCTATGAGGTACTTAATATTATTAATACACCTAGATGGGCTGACACTAATGAAGATGGCTTATTTGATAACATATCTAAAGCTGATATGGACAAGTATCTATCAAGCAAACCTGCTACTGTAAACTTCAACTATGACTTTGATGCTTATTGTCCAGACATCAAAAGAATATTTGGAATTGATTTGCGTAATGATAATCCTAGTTGGTTTGAGTTTATGGAGATGCTTAATTCTATTTGTATTATGCCTGATACACTTATGCAAGCTAGAATTAAGTATAGGAGTTATGAAGCAAGTAAAGATGAAACGAATGAATACAAATCTTATATGAATAGAATGAAGTCTATGTATAAGATTTAGAAAGGAGTGATTATATGGGGGAAACAAGAGTAAGTTTAATGATGGACGTTCAAGGAGATAGTTCTAGTGCAGTAAGTGCTTTATCAAGAGTAGAGAATGCTTTAAGTAAAGCTAGTACTAGTAGTGTAAAAATGTCCGATACATTAAAAAATAGTGGGGCTGGCTCTAAAGAGTTAGCTAGTTCTATGACTAATACAGTTAATGCTATTAATAATTTAAACAGAGCTAATGAGGTAGCATTAGAAAAAATAGTTTCAATGGGACAACAAATATCAAGACTTGGTGGACTATATGGGACTATGGATATAGAAGTTCTTAAGCTAGCTCAAGACCAACAAAAGTTAATAGATATATTTAATGCTGGTATGTCTGTTTCAAGTAATCTTACAAAAAATTATAGAAATGTAGCTGAAGAAAATAGTCATATAGTTCTTACTGGGAAGTCTTTAAATCAAACTTTAATAGATAACAATACAGCATTTAGGGAATCCTTGTCTGCTACTACTAATTTTGGGAAGTCAGTATCCCTAAGTACTGACTATACCATAAAGGGCTCAAATGCCCTTGATGTATATAGTGAAAGTGCTATGGCTTCAGCTAAAGCACTAGCTGAATTTGATGCAAAGAAAGATGCATTAATACAAGCTAATAAGGATGCTGCAGCAGCTGCTACTACAATTAGAAATTTTGGGGAAAGAGTAGATAGCTTAAAAACTAGTTATGATGATTTTGGTTTAACAATAAGTGCTACATCTAATCCCATAGGTAGTCTAGTTCAGGCACAAGATAGGTTAAAGAAATCTTTTGATGAGGGGGAAATATCCCTAGAAAGATATTATAGTGGGCTAACTAACCTTACCCCAGCTGTAGAAAAACCTATTAGTGCATTTGATGGACTTGGTAGGTCTATTGCGAATAGTCTGGGTAAAACTGGTAAGACAGCTATTAGTGGGTTTGTTACTGGGTTAATTGGGGCATCAACACCTATGGGGGTAGTTGCTAATGTTGCTATGTCAGCTGGTACTGCTTTGGCTAGTGCGGCTAAACAAGGTTGGGATTTTGGTCAAGTATTAACAGCACAAGAAACTAAGTGGAAAACTATGGCTAATTCTGCTGAACAGGCTAGACAAGTTCTTACTATGATTAAAGATGTTGCAAAAGAAACACCCTTTAGTTTTGAAAAAACAAATGATACTATGACTAAACTTTGGGCTACTATGAAAGACCCTACACCAGAAAAAGTTAAAGATGCTTTTTATGTTATTGGTAATGCAGCAGCAGCATCTGGAGCCGATGTAGATAGGATAGGTAAAGCCTATACCGATATGATGGGTGCAGCAAAGATTAATGCTCAGGATATGCGACAGTTAACTGAGGCTGGTATACCAGCTTGGGAAATGTTAGCACAGGCTGCAAGAAAAGGTAAGGTATCTATTGAGGGAGTGTCTGACGCTTCTAAAGTTACCGCAGCCGATATGAGAAAGTTCTCAGCTGATAGTAGAATTAGTGGAGATTCTGTTGGAGCTTTATGGGAGCAAATAGCTAAGGCACCAGCCTATCAAGGACAAATGCAGGCATTAACTGATACATTTCCTGGGCAAAAAGAAAAGTTAAGTGATAGTATATCTATTATACTAGGGGAAGCTGGTAAAAATCTTCAAGAAAACCTTTTGCCTTATATGAAAGAAGCTAATGGAATCTTAGATAATTGGGGACAAAAGTTAGAAAATGATAGTGTATTTAAGGAACTTACTAAAGATATAAATAGTTCTAAAGATGCTTTTGTACAGTATCAAAATCATATGTTTCATACAAATGAACAGACCGATACATTATCTAAAGCTACTAGAATATTAAAAGATAACATAGGTGACTCTACTGATGGTATGGATGCAGGTGTAAAAGCATTAGCAGAATTTGGTAGGAAGTATCAATATTCTAAAGAAGAGATGTTAGAATTTGCAAAAAATTCTGGGTACAATGCTGAACAATTAAAGGTACTTGAGAAAGCATTAGATAAAGAATATAAAGTAAAGGTAAATTCTGATGAAGCAGTAAAGAATATAAATCTTCCAAAGGAACAAATGGAGGGGTTTGAAAAGATAGTAAATCAAGGGTACACCTTACAATTAGATGATTTACCATTTTTAAAAACAATTGGTTACTCTAATAAAGAGTTAGATGATTTAAGGGATAGGCTAAAAAAGAATGAAAATATTATTCTTGCAGATGATAAGGTATTTAATGATAGGGTACATAAGTGTCAAAGTAATTATGAGAGTACAGCTTCTTATATAAGTAAGAATCCTTTTAAGATAAATGCTGATAATAAACAAGCTGCCGATATGATAAATAGTACTAAAGCTATGAATATACCTGATAAGTCCTTTACAATTACAGCAAGTCTTAGTGATGCTTCCCAAAAATTACTTGATAAGCTTGGGTTAGGTGGAGGTACTAGTAATAATAATACACCTGGCTCACCTGGGTATAATCCTGGTGGAGGGGTAACTTTTGGAATGGCTATGCCCTCAGTAGCACCACCACAATTTGATTCTTTTGCTTCAAGTATTAGTGGACTTGCTACACAGTCTGGGGCAGCAGTTAATGTGCAAGCAAAATATATTGATGCACAATATATGGAACAACTATTAAGCCAAAGTGGCAGAAGGGCAGGTTTTTAATATGGCGTTACTAGAACGTGGGTTAGGTCTATCAGGAATTAATGGGAACTCAATAGAGTATATGACATTAACTGATATGAAAGATACTACAAAAGTATTAGACTTGACCGACAGCTATCAAATTAAATTGATTGATGAATTAACAAATCAATATACAGATGTATCTAACTTCTTTCAAATGAATGATGGAACGATATATACTAACAGTGATATAATGCCCCCACAAAGTATTACATTCAATAATATTACGTGGGCACAGAATGATAGACAACTTAAAGATTTTTTGAATAAGCGTAACACATACTTTAAGTTAGACTTAAGTGTTAATGGTAATGAATATCTTTGCTTCCTAACATTAGGTGGACAGTCAGCACAAATTAATACTGTGCTATACAAAAATTATAATGTTACGATGAAGATGATGACAAGGTTCTTTGAAGTAACACGCTTCACAGGAAATCTTATCACAGAATTTGTACCACCACTACCACCTGGTAGACAGTGGGGTTATGGAACACTAGGTAATATATTTCCATCTCAACCTGTTTATGACACAGCCAATAGTAATTCTTTTACTTTTTGGACATTTGATTCTCCTTGGACTAAGGGAGATGGTAGTGATATGTTCCCTTGGGTAAGTTTAGCAGGCATTATGGGTCCTCCTATAACACAGGGAGCCCAACCTACTTCACCTATACTAGGTAGTGTAGATAGTAGTGAAAGTTATTTTGAGTTTAATGGGGACATCTCACCACAAATAACTGGGTATAAGATAGTATTAAAAACAATAAATTTTCAACTAGATGAGTCTTCGCCTTATCAAGAACTATATGCTAGGAATCTTAAT